ACCTATAAGCGCAATGGCTTTTTTAAATGCAATAGTTGCCTTGCTCATTAAAAATCAGCTCGCAAATAAAACTCTAATATTTCAAATATTGTCTCAACATTACCGTTTGGGTGAGTTATTTCAATTTCGCCTTGATAATAACCTTCAGCAATATTTAATTGACTTCCTGTAAACGAAAAGACAACAGTTCCGGCAGAAAAGTCTCCTGCTCCAGCTAACGTAAACAATACTGTAGTGGTATCTTTAGCCCTAAACTTTAAAGCGCAACTGCCACCGGAAAAGTTAATAACGCTGCCGTCATCATCTCTGGTCAAAACAGCTTGAATTTGCGGGGCTTGATCACCCTTTACTAGTTGATAAATTCTCATACATTACTCCGGCTTTGTGAGCCACATTGTATCACCTAACTAAAAATATATTGAATTACTGTTCAAATGTAACTGCGGCAACTGCGCCTTCAGTAACGTAAAGTCCATAACTACCCCAAAATGCAGTATAACTACTAGAATTTGACCTAATCCAAAGCTCAACGGTATCGCCAGCATCTAAGTTGCTTACAAGCTTTGTAAATTCTGAATAACCTGTTCCAGATTTGCTTGATGTGCTTGAGTATCCAGATCCATTTACATAAATTTTACCATACGCAGTAGTAGAGCTATTTCCTCCAGCAATTGTAAATTTAGCATTTACGCTACCTTCAACTCCAACGGTAATTTCAGCCACCTTAACAAAACTAGAAAAGTTAGTTTGACCGCCTTTAGTGGTTACTGCTAAAACTTCATTTCCAGCTTCAACTATTCTAGTCTGCCCTTCAATAATTAATTGAGTTCCAGTCCAGCGAAGATTTGCGCCGTTAGGGTTGCCAATACTAAATTTAGGAGTTCCTGCAACATCACCCAAAAAGAATCCAGTGCCTGTATTAAATGCTGTCTGGCCTGACCTTATATCGCCTCCGGTAGCAAGTTGAATGTCTCCAATTGTTCCGCTTGCAGCAGTTAATGTGCCTCTAAATACAGCATCATTAAACTCAGCATCACCACCTTTGTCTATTTTCCACCCAGCAAGACCTGCGTTATAAGCAGTTGATTGTATTGCTCCACTTATCTTTGCGTTAGTAACTCCACCGTCACCAATAATAAGGCTTTTTTCAGTTCCTGAAGTCGCTACACTTAACCCTACACCGTCAATTCTTACTCTGTCTGCTTCTATTATGCCTGTTTTTATTTTATCGCCATCAATCGTAGTTGTGCTTGCGGCAAGACCTGTATTGAAATTAGTAAACGTAACTAATCCATCAAAATTATGAGCTACAAACGCCGAACTAAATGTTATTGCAGGTTGGCTTTGATCGTAAGTAGATTCAATAACCTTAAAGCTACTTGCCCAATATTTACCGTCACTGCTTGTAACAGGTAGGGGGTTAACTTGCCAAGTAGAAGTAAGATTACTAAAAGTATTATTATCATAATCGTAATCAGTTGCTGTTGGAGCAGATGGCTCTGCATCTTGAGGAAGTATTAGATAAACGTAACCATGATTTTCTCTAGGCGTTAAAGTTGCTGCATTTGTAGTTGCACTTACTTCGGCTGTATATTCTGGATTACCATTAGAATCAACAGATTTATTTCCACTGTAATCTACAGATCGAAGCTTATAAAAATAATCTTCATTGTTAACAAGAGATCCGTTAACAAAAGACCCTGCAATGCCAAAACCGCCTGACACGCTTGCAATAGCAGCAAAAGTTCCGCCAGAAGTTGCTGACCTATAAATTTCTACGTTAGAAAAGTCTTTATCTGAAGGGTTTACCCATGCAAGAGTAATTGACCCTTGACCTCCCGTTGCCGTAACCGATGAAGGTAAAGCTGGAGCAGTAGTATCTCCTGCACTTGCAGCGTTTACTGACAAAGAAGAACTTTTAACGCCAAGAGAATTAACAGAATAAACATTAATGTTATAAGTAACGCCAGATTCAACATTCCCAATGTCAAATTTTAAACCGGATACAGAAACTGATTGATACAAAGACGCGGCTTCGCTACTCTTTTTCCACTCTACAATGTACGAATCAACAAATGAATCTAATGCGGCAAGCCAAGTAAGCTGAATAATAGGAAATGTAGTCCCGTCATCGTCAATGTAAGTTCCACTAGCAGATTGCAAACTTCTTGGAGCGCCTACTTCAAAAGGGTCTGGAAGTGCAGATTGGGGATACGTTATTTCTTGAGCAGCAAGATCATAAGTATAAATAGTTGAATCATATTGAAGCAAAGAAACAGAGCAAGTACCGTCATAATTAAGAGTTATGTCTTCAACCTGAAAAGGTTGCGCTACCCAAGAAGGAGTTGGGTGAGTAACAGTTACTACGTCACCTACAGATAGCTGCAAAGCCTCACTTGTAGCCTTAAAGTTGCATCTTAAAGAGCTTCTAGACCGCTTTAAAATTACTCTTGCCAAATCTCTAGCAGCATAATAGTTAGTGATAGTCTCAAGCTCTAAATTGCTAACTAGCAAAGTTCCGTTATCTTCACTAAGAAACGCAGTCTCTTCACTAGATCCAGATTCAGGCCATACCACTTGGTCGGGTTGATAATCTACAGCGGGGTTAGCAAATTTAGCAATAACCCTATTAAACTTGTTTTCTTTTGACTCACCTTCAATTGAAATGCCGCCAACAATAGTATTTGTATCAAACGCAAAACTAGATGATTTTGACTTATCAATTAACAAGCCATATTTTCCTTGCGTGTAAGGCAAAAATCCACGGCAACCCATTAACAATTTTTCTATATTAGAAAACAATGTTTCGTCTGTCTGCAAAACAGCATTAGTCTCAAATATCTTACCTGATGGTGCGCCAACGTAGAAAACAACGCTTTCATCGCAATCTGTAGCGGCTGATCCAAACGCAGCATCATCAATAGCTATTGCAGGTATTCCTTTACCAAACCTTTCGTTAGTCAAATAATCGCGAAGGCAAAGCGATGGATTATTGGAAAATGTCCACGTTGATGGATTAGCAAATCTTTGAGTAGACACTCCGCCAGAAACATACCCATCAGAAGTGCTATCTTCTCTTGGATCGTAAACTTTTCTTCCGCTTACAAGCGCAGTAATTTCTGGAATTCCTTGAAATATATCTCTATTCCATTTTAACTTAATTGCTAGATAAGCAACTCCACTTAACGTGTGAGTAGAATCCCAGTCAGAGTTGGCTTCAGTCAACAAATCATCGTAAGCTTGATCGTCAGCGCCAGTGTGAACATTTACTGTGTATAACCCTGTATATTTAGAATCTGTAATTGGAACGTCATCAAGATGGATATCTGTAATAGCATTAACTTCACCCTCTGACAGCACTAAAGCAATATAAAGAAATTCATTTTTGTCGCCACCTGAAACATCTTTAGTCGATACAAATACTCTTACACCGCCAACTCGCCTTTGGCCATAAATAACGGGAATAGGTTCAATGTTTGATTCTTTGTTGAAAAGAACGCCAGCCATATCGTTGGCAGCTTTCATTGCCTTCTTCATGGCTTGCGTAGTCATTACATAAGAAACAGCAACTGACGCGACAATTACTGCACCAATAAAAAAAGCCATTATTTACGACCCCATTTTAAATTCTTAATTGTTTTAGCAGAAAATTCAAATCCTTTATCGTTAGGAAAATGAATTGACTGAGAGTTTTGATTAGTCCTTCTGCCTACTTCTTTCTCAAAATCTTTCCAGTGAGAAGCAAGCTTAACGGTAACAGTGCTAGATTCTCTGCCGTCTTGAATGTTATACCCAGTCATTAACCCATCAAATACCAATATAGGCGATCCTATAATTGCATCAGAATCGTTTACAACAGCCCTGTAAATCTTAGCTGTTCGGTCAATATAATTTTGGGCTAAAAAGATATTTACATATTCTTGACTAACTCCAGACAAAGTAACATCAATGCTGTTAACTCTTAAATCAGCAGTTTCTGTAATATCTCCAGAACCTAAAAAATGCGAGCTACTGACCCAAGTTTGACCAGAAATAGATAAATCTCTATTCCAGTCTGTAAGATAAATTGTAGTAGCAAGGTCAAATTGAATTAAAGTAGCAAGATTAAAATCATCTTTTTCTAGTTCGGCAATAGTTGCTGCGCTTATTGATCTTGTCATTAAACTGCCTCTATGAAATCAACTTCGTAATCTAACAGCGATGCAGAAGTCAAAGAATAACTTTGCACATCATTATTTAAACGAACAGTAAATGGCACACTATCGTATGTCATAACCAAGTCGTTAGTTAACGCAACTACTAACGCGGGTTGAATTGCCAAAGCGCCAGCACCTGAACGATCTGAGGTAATCATATAGACTTTAGTGTGGTTAGAGAACTTAACCATATCGCCCGCTTTTAGAACGCCAGTAAAACCGTCAACATTAACGGATGTGGCTCCTATCACCGCAGCACCATTAGATCTTGCAGTACCTGAAGCAGTGCCAGTCTTTGCGCTTATCTCTGGCAATACAACAGAGAATGTCTCTGCCATACCCCTCTGAGCCATAACAAAAGCCATAACTGGAGCAAACTCCGCACGACTAAGCCTAGAGTATTGCGCTGAGAACTCAAACCGCTGTCCGCCAATGTTTCTGACTTGAGTACGGCCTGAAACGCTTTCGCTAGATAAGTTGTAGTTTTGACTGTTAAAGCCAATAGATGCAAATACGGGTGATGCTGGGTATGTTCCACTCATGTTAAGGACGCTCTTCCGCGATTGTTAACCGCTTGGTTAATCATAGAAACAATTTGACCTCTGCGGGAGTTAAGTAGTCTATCAAATCCAGCAGTGTCATTAGCCTGTATGCTAAAGTTTACACTAACATTGGTTTCAGATTGACCACTTTCTGATCCAACAGCTTTCTTTAGGTTCTCGTTAGTAGCAATACGGCCTGAACCGCCCATAGTCAGAAGCTCTGGCCCACGCTCACCAACAAGGTAAGACTCACCGCCACGAACTTGACCACCTAATGCTCGACCACCAGCAATAGCAGTTCCTGCAACAAGACCAGCAGATGCGTAACCCATAGCTCTAATTCCAGCAGCAGAAGCAAGATAACCAGCAATTCCTCCCAAAGTAGCAGCTTGAGCAGCCGCAGCAGCAGCAGCAACCTCCGTTGAAACTATAATCTGAGCAATAGCAATGGCTTTTTGTATCCCAAACAACACTTTAGCTTCTTTTGATCCTTCAGCCGCAATACCAGCCATTTGCCCTGCAAGTCCACTTAGATTTGACAGCACTTGCTGTTGTATATCTGTTTTAGCTTGAGCTTCTGCTTGGGCAAGAGCAACTCTGTCTTTGCTGTATTTTTCTTCTATATGGCCTTTAGCTATCTCAAACTCTTCTTGGCTTATTAGCTTGGCATCCCTGTCAGCTTGAGTTTTTGCTACAGCCTCGGCCTCCAAAGAATCAATAAGGGCTGCTTCTTCCATTGCTGATTGAGCAATTTGCAATAATCTACCTTGGGCGCTTTCTTTGTCTTTCTTTAGCCTTTCTGCCGCTAAATCGGCATCACGCTTTTCCTTGTCCGCAATTCTTTTATCGGCAGCCTCTTTCTTTACCAAGTCGGCAGCGGCTTTTTTTTCCTGCCTTTCTTTTTCTTTTAACGCTTCAATTTCTTTTAATAACGCAACAGCAGATGCCTCGGTTGCATCAGTGGCTCCTCCTGTTCTAGCTTGATATTCAAAAAGCGCATCTCCAGTAAGCGAAAGAAGCTGTTTCTTATGCTCTAAAGATTCAATGTAATCTCGTTCTTTTTCCTCTGCTTTTTCAGTTTCAGGCGTAATTCCAGCAAATATGTCTTTATATGTCTGTAAGCTTTCTTCCGCTTCACTAGCAGATGCGCCTAACCGCAGAAGTTCTTTATTATATTTCGCTATAGTTGAAGCGCCCATAAACTGCGACTGCGCCTGTAGAATGCTATTTATTTCGGCTATTCTTTCGTTGACAGCCTTAATGCTTTTTTCGTTCTTCATCATCTCTTCTACCATAGAGACTTGAAGGTATGCTTTCTGGGCATCAGTTAGTTTATGATATTTGTCGGCTAGGCTTTCTGCGCTCTTATCCATCTTATCAATTTCAGAGCTTAAATCAGCCATGCTACTAAACAAAACGCCGCCAAGAATTGCACCAAAAGCAATTAATGCACCAGTTACGGCACCTGCTGGGCCAAATACGGACGCAAGCTGAGAACCCTGCTGACCAATAATGGTAAACCAACTAGTTCCCATCTGGGCTTGGACAGCAATATCCTGAAACTGATAAGAGGCTTGCTGTGCTTGAGCGCGCATGTTTTTCATAGGCGCTACTGTAGATTTAGCAGCTTTGCCAACTTTTTTAGTATTGGTTTCTGCTTTTTCTCCCGCCGCTGCAAGACCGTCCAACTCTTTAGTAGTGGATTTTATTCCGTCAGCTTGGACTTTAATGCCAAGCGTTAAATCTTCAGCCATTTTTACTAACCTCTTGAGCGTGTAAAGTATCTAATCTGCGAATAACATCGACCTCAAAGGTAGAAAGATTGCCGTAGATAGACATATACGAATTTATTTCATTGTAACTGATTGCGCCAGAGGAGGCATTTTTTAAAGACACGAACAATTCCCACAAATAAATAAGCTCTTGTCTTAATTGCGGTTCATCATCAAGCTCTTTGGGATTGCGACCTAAACTTTTAGCAACTTGCCTAAGATTAGTTATACGACTAACTTTTGATCCTTTATCATAGCCAGCAGCCCAAAACTGCCACTGGCCATAAACAGATAACTCTTCAGTTAGCCCTTGATAAAATTTCTTCGTTCGGCTACAAAAGTATCGACTTGAGAAGCGATGTTAGGTGAATTAACGTAAAGATCTCTAGCTAACTTGTCAGTAAATTTCACATCTTTGTTTTTACTCTCCAAGCCGCGCCAATCTTTTGTAACAGCAACTAACAGATCAATTTCACCGCCATCCTCTTTGTTAATAAGCTTTCTGTGATAAGCCCTTACAGCCTCTCTGTACGACTTTGAGTCAATACCCTTTACGGTGATATAAAAATCAGTCTCTTTCCCGTCTAAGGGGCTTAGAATGCGTATTTCTGCGCCTTCTTCGTGTGCATCAGCAGTGTATAGCTGTTTAATGTCCATTTTCTCTCTCCAGAGTTAATAAAGGAGCCTTTCGGCCCCTTTTGGTGTTAACCGTCTGCTCTTGTAATCTTAATTTGAGATGCGTCACTAGAGTTATATAGTGCTACAAAATCTAAAGATACTGTTACTGGGCCAGCACCGCCAACTTCAGGGTTGCCTGAGTTGTATTTTACGTTTGGCAGGTCAAAAGTGTACGAGTTTCCGGCTAGGTCAGTCAAAACAAAGCTCAAGCTAGACGAAGTTTCGTTGATAAACTTATCAATTAACGTGCTGTTTTCAAAGTAAG